AACTCGATCGGGCAAGATCTGCCCTCGGTCATGGGAAGTCGTGAGGATCGACAGCGACGGAGAATCTGGTATTGCCAACACAGACACGCGGGCCGAAGCCCGAAGGATTCGCGACGAATATAAAAGGGAGCAGAAGTTATGACCCGAGAATGGCGGATTGGAGAGATCAACGCGGAACTTAACCGCATGCTGCGCGACTTGAGCGGCTGCGATTGGTGCGACGAATGCGGTGGTGGTGGGCGTAGATACGCAGAGCTAGCCCAAGAACTAATGGACCTCGAAGGCGACCGCATCCGCATGTATCTAGAAGACCCTGCCGACGAGCCGTGGATCGTACCCGCCGCAAAGTATGACGGCAGTCTTTAACCCCGCCGGGGCAACCCGGCACAACACACAGGAAAGCAATGCAGAACAGATACGAAGAACTTAGCAAGGCAGACCAAGCCCGAATTGACGAAGCCGTCAACTCCATCGCCAGCGGCGAGCAAATGGTGATCCAGCCATGGCGACCCAGCAAGCGCGAGCGCCGCGTTGAGGATCAGCCATCGTGGGACTACTCGATCAAGATCCTAGCTGTGGAACATGTGGGACCGATCGTCATTGAAGGTCGGATTGATTGCGGCGTGGCCGGACACCCGGATCAAGTTTACTCAATCCTTAACACGATGTTCCAGCACATCGGCGACGTGTCGCGCTTCGTCTGCGCCCAGGGGGACTAGCCATGAAACGACAAATACTCGCAGCGATTCTAGTGCTGGCACCCGTTGCAAGCGCTCAGTTTGCATGGCGTGACGCGCTCGACGCGATCCGCCAAGTTGAGACGGGCGGACGCCCGAACCAAGGACGGGGTGCCAAGGGGGACGGCGGCAACGCGCTCGGTCCCTACCAGATCTGGCGTGCATACCACGCTGACGCTGCCGAGCGTAACCGCAGCCTGTCGAATTACGCACGGTGCTTAACAGATTTGAACTATTCCGAGCAGGTAGTTCAGACCTACATGCGGCGATACTGCCGCTCGCAGGCGGCGCGGCTGGATGCAGGCACGGCTACGCTACATGATGTGGAGCGCGTCGCACGCTGCCACAACGGAGGGCCGAAGGGCTACCGCAAGAAAGCCACGCTCGGTTACTGGCACAAGGTGCGGTCGCACCTCAAGATCCAATGAGCGCCACCCGTTACAAGTTGCGGCCCATCTTCCAGTCGGACGCCAAGAAATACATCGCACGCAACCACCGCCACACTAACCCGCCGCTCGGCTGCATCTTCTGCGTCGCTGTCGAGGAGGATGGTGAGGTGGTGGGCGTGGCGATGGCAGGGCGACCGATTGCCCGCAAACTCGACGACGGAACCACGCTTGAGATCACCCGCGTATGCACCAACGGCGCGACTAACATCTGCTCGATGCTCTACGGAGCGTGCAAGCGCGCAGCTGTTGCGCTGGGCTACGAGCGCGTGATCACCTACACCTTGGAGGAAGAGCCGGGGAGTAGCCTGCGAGCGAGCCAGTTCCGCGCCGTCCACAAAGGCGATCCTGGCAAAGTCTGGTCGGGCAAGACACGCAAGCGCGTGCAGACCGACCTATTCGGCAACGACATGCGATCACTCTCAGCGAAGATTAGATGGGAGTGGCCGTAGCTTTATTTGTTTTGACATCGGCAACCCTGCCGAATAGACTTCACGCTTCCCCTAACCAAAGGAATACACATGGGAACTCAGCACACAGTGAAAGTTAAGGGCGTCGAGCAATCGTTCGACAGCCCGTTCGACACTCTCGATGACGCCGTCGAGGCGCTCAAATCAGGAGGTAATAACAGCCAGTTCGCTCGCGATTTGATCGAGAAGCAAGAGCGGTTTGGACTCAGTGACGCGCAAGCGGCATGGGTCCACAAGTTGGCGATGGACAACAACGATCGTCCTGCTCCGCTGGAGCTAGGGCTGACCAACATTGCAAAGATGCTCGCCGTCATGCCCGGTAAAGGCAGGCGCAAGCAAGAGGTTTCTCAGGGTATCGAGGTCAGCCTGAATGGGCCGAAGTCCAAGAACCCTGGACACGTTAGCGTCACAGACGGCGGACCCTACAAGGACAACACCTACTTCGGACGCATTGACGACAACGGCACAATCTATCCGGGCCGTGACTTCTCAGACGCAGTGCAGCAGGCGCTCGTCGCATTTAACAACCAGGGACAGGGGGAAAACAATGACGACACCGACCTCACCGACCTCCCTTTCTGAGATCTCTCAGCAACTGGAGGTTACTCGCCTGCAAGTTAGAGCCATGAAGCTGATGGTCAGCGATTACGTCGCAGGTCTCACGACCGATGTGATCAAGGGCGTCGAGCCTGTGGTCCGCAACACCTACGCCTTGCGGAACGCAGTCACGATCGAATCTTACATCGACGCTGCGCTGAAAGACCTTCATTCTGCCAACGTCTTTGTCCAGACCTTCCATCGCAAGGAGCAGGAAGATGCCGACTAAAGCAGAGCGCCCGTCTGAGGGCGGGCACTGGTATGACCAGCACGGCAACCAGATCGCAGAGGTCGAGCGTTCGAGCGGCAAGGGTATGCGAAAGCCCACGCTGCGCGACGCTCGCAAGAACAACTGGGGACCGGGCGTGACGACCATCATCGGTTGCGCTGCGGCCCCTGGTCTCAACCGCTGGAGGCAACAGCAGGCTGCGCTGTCTGCGATCCGCATCCACCGCTACGTCAACGACACCGATGAGGATTGGATGTCTCGCGTCCTCGAAGACGCAGCCAAGATCGCCAAAGAAGCCGCAGCAGAAGGCAGCCGTATTCACAAAGCCATCGAGCAGCACTACCGAGGCGAAGAGTTCGACAAGTTCTACCGCGCCCACGTTCTTTGCGTGGCCGACTTGATCGAAGAGCACTGTCCTACGGCTACGACGCTTCACCCCTGGCTTGCAGAGCAAGGCATCGCCCACCCTTGGGGCTACGGCACAAAGGCTGACCTGCACAGCGAAGCCTGGGTCCTCGACTTCAAGGGCCGGGATGGCAACCAGGATGTCTTCGACAACCTGCGGACTTACGAGAGCCACTGGATGCAGTTAGCTGCAACGAGACAGGCTCTCGGTGGCGACACGCACAAGCGGTGCGCGATCGTCTACATCAGCCGGACACACCCCGGCACTTGTTCCTTCGTAGAGGTTACGGAGGATGAGCTTGAGCGTGGGCTTGCCATGTTCAAGGCGCAACTGGATTACTGGCAAGCAAAGCAACGACACAAGCCGGAGTGGTAACACAACATGACCTACCCAAGATTAGATGATGTCGTCAAGGCTGACGACGTAAGCAAGAAGGGCGGTGGCAACTTCGCTGCCGACTACGTGAACTGGGCGCGGATCGCTGCCTACCTGCGCGAGCACGCGCCGGGGTGGCAACCGTATGCCAAGCCTGTGGTGTGCGGCGATGGCAGCATCGCGCACCGTGCGCCGGATGGTTCGTATTACCTGCTGATCGGGTTCATCGGACCCGAAGGTGAGGCCACGCAACTGATCCCGCACGCCGTGATGGATCACCGCATGAACGCCAAGCAAGACGCTGACGCACGCGACATCAGCGACGCCTTCGTGCGTGGCATGTGCAAGGCAGCAGCGTTGCTGTTCGGTCTGGGCTGGAAGCTCTGGAGCAAGGACGACCCGATGGAGCGGGAAGCCCCGGCCCCGAAGCCTAAGCCCAAGCCTGAACTCGAACCGTTCCCGCTCAAGGAGCACGCGCTTTCTGCGCTGGAGAACGTGAAGACCCCCGCACAGTTCAAGTCGTGGGGTGCTCGCGTGAAGGCAAGCGAGATCGTGGGCGATGACTTGACTGAGCTACGCGACGCAGGTCAGGAGCACATGGCGATCATCAAGGAAGCCTTGGGCGTAGAGCAAAAGGACCGAAGCTAATGAGCGCACGCGACAAAGTGCTTGAGCAGGCAGGCTCCGTTATCGCAGCATGGCGGCGCACTCCTGCGGACTTGATCCCATCACACCTAGAGAGCGCCATCTCAGACCTGCGTAACGCGGTGGAGTTGATGAACCAAGAGTCCTACTCAAGGATCAGCAACCCTGAGACCAGCAGTCAGGGGCCGAAGATGCCTAGACTCAATCAAAGCCGCAGGCAGGTGCTGATGACCCTGCGTCTTCGACCGCTGACCGACATCGAACTAGTCCAGGCTATGGATTCCAAGATGTCGGCAAGCGGTGCCCGATCCCGACGCGCTGAGTTAGTGCGTATGGGGCTGGTTCAGGACAGCGGCAAGCGCAGGAAGTCCTCATCCGGCAGAACTCATGTAGTATGGCAGGTTGTATGAATCAACCCGCCAGATCACACACATATAACATGCAGAACCGATACTGCCCAAAGGGACATGACACACACGCTGTAGGCGTGGGACTTGACGGTTCTTGCAACGTCTGCAAGGGGCGAGGCTCTTACAACGACGCCATCGAACGACAGAAAGCAGACAAACTTTTGAAACTTACCACCAAACTGGAGCACTGCATGCCATGGGAAAGGCAAGAGATACTAATGGAGATACGGGCGTTGAAGAGGGAATCTACGGGCTGATGCAAGCAGCCGGGTTCACGTCTATCGGGCAACTAGCCGAGCACTCTGGAGTGAGTGTTCGAACGATCTTTAACTGCCAATACGGACTTCACAAGCCGAACAAGAGCACCATCAAACTCCTTGCTCTGTCTCTGAAGGCTGATCAGGGAGACGTTGAAGATCTTCTAACTGAGCCAGAATGATCGGCTCTCGCCGAAGGGTCCACAGCTTACGCTTGCCCTTCGGCCCCTTCTTAGACCACGACCAGATCTCGAAGCGGGCTGGTGACTCCAGCCAGAGCTTCAGTCGTGGCTCCGCTATCGACTTCTTGCGTCGAGCAGCGTGACCAGATCCCGACGTAGCCTGCACCGCTAGCGGGCCTTGCTCAAGGTCGTCGATCACGATCATGTCGATGCACCCGAACAAGTCCTGCCTGATGCGGGCATACTGGTTCCACTTCTCAACCACGCCTGCGATCCAGCCGTTCTTCCGGCAGTGTTGCAGAGATCTTTGAGTAGGGCTGGACATGGGTTACTCCTGCTGATAGGTATAGCAGCAGCGTTTCGCCATCGAGAGGGTGATTCGATTCGAGTTAGAGGGACTCAGGTGGCGGCGAGTGGCGAGTGTTTAATTGCTTTCCCTTGCCATTCGTCGTCACCATCTTTTACAACATACCTGGGGCCGGAACCCATGACCGTCGCGCTCCGCTCTCGTCAAGCGTGTAGCGCACGACCCCCTTCCCTATCCAGCAGTGGGTTCCGGTCCCTTTTTTACCTTGCACCGAGTTTCTGTAACGGTTACAGAAACATCATGGGGCAAACGAAAATACTAGGGACCGAGTTGACGGAGTCGTCGCTGTGGAGTGACCACGTCTCCATCTCAGCTAGGTGGTTGTTCATCTGCTTGCTTTTGAAGACAGATGACGAGGGGAAGATCTTTATTGATGAGGACTTCAGAGTCTGCTCTGAGATCTCAGGCATCGGGATTCAGTCTTCCGAGTTGGCGCTGTCGGAACTTGAGCGTGCCAAGTTGATTACGGTGTTTAACAACGGATCTCTTGTCATTCACAACGTCAACGAACTCAGGGTTCGGCAGACAGAAAAGCAAGTCAAGGCCAACGAGCGGGTCAGGCGTTACAGAGAGCGTAACAGAAACGCGAACAGAAACGGGCATCCCCCTCAGACTCCCCCTTTGGATAGTGTTAGTACAAGTACGGTTAGTACTAGTAGTACTAGTACAGTACAGGACAAGAAGCCTAAGAAGACCGACGCTGAGATCAAGCAGGAGACAGGGTTCAACGAGTTCTGGGATGCCTACGGCAAGAAGACCGGGACCAAGAGAGCCTTCTCTGCGTGGAAAAGGTTAACCAAGCGCCAGCGCATCGCAGCTATGGCCGGGGTAAAGGATTACGTCAGGTCTACACCGGATGTCAGGTTCCGAAAGAACCCTACTACGTGGATCAACCAACGGTGCTGGGAGGATGAGATGATCTCACCTGTAAAACCCAGAGCCAGGAAGGTGATCCCTGAGGCTGGCGAGATTGACTTCTAAGCGCCTTTTCCTATCCGGCCTATCCGGGTAGGGGCGCACCGTTTTCTTACAACAGAGAGGCAGGGAGGGCCACTAGAATGGAAGACAGCGACAGCACTGAATACAAGCAGGCTTGGAGGGTGGTGGAAGAGGGGCTGAAGAGGTGCCCCGAGCACGGCAACTACGAGTCTTCGCTCATGGCTCACCGGCATCCCCGGTGCCAAGCCTTCTGGACCAAGTGTCCAAGGTGCAACGAGGAGATCGAGAAGGAGGAGAAGGAGTTGTTGCGCCGCTACGAAGCGGCCATGGACAGAGACCCCAACGTCGAGAGTTCGATGAATGAGCTTACCCTGGCGATGTCGGGGGTGCCTGTCCGCTACCGAGACGCCAGCCTAGATGACTGGCAAGACGACAACGAATCCATGAAGAAGGTGGGCAAGAAACTCCGCGACTACTGCTCCAACTTCGACATCGCGCTAGAGCGCGGCAGCAACATGATCCTCATCGGTAACCCCGGCACTGGCAAGACGTTCGCAGCCTGCGCCATGATCAATAACATCTTGATCAAGAAGGATCACACCGCCTGTTATGTCACGGCTAACGACTTCCTGACTAGACTGCGGAACTGCTACCAAGATGAAAATGACGAGCGGGAGATCGACGTATTCGAGGAATACGCTAGCCCGAGTTTGCTTGTGATCGACGAGGTAGGCAGGCACACGGACAGCCAGCACGCTGGCGACAGCCTGTTCTCTCTAATCGACAGGCGCTACCGAGAGGTCCGGCCTACCGTGGTCATAAGCAACATGGGCAAGGAGGAACTCATTGACTATCTCGGAGAAGCTCTAGTCTCAAGACTGAGGCAGGGCGGTTCCATGCTGGGCTTCTACTGGAAGGACCAGCGGAAATGACAGAGTGGGCAAGCATGAGGGATCGCATCACCCACCTCGATATGGACTACCCCGACAAGCATGTCGCTTGGTCTCTGGGTAGTCTCATTCGTGAGACGTGGCTCAAAGAGCGAGGCGATCTTCCACGAAAGCAGCTAGACACGAAGACCTGCGGTGCAGGCTCGCACTGCTTCGCGATCTATCCCGAAGACTTCTGGCCTCGGATGGACGAAATCATCAAGTCGTCTTTGGACAGCCCGCAGGGGCTGCTTCCTTTTACCACTTGACCTTGTTAGCCCAGTAAGCCGCAGACATCTTGCCCTTGCTGATGTTCTTCGCGTGGCGGGCCTTGAAGGACTTGCGGCGGGCTTTGCCCTTGGCTGTCTTCGGGTTCTTGCCCGCACCACTCACGCCCTTCTGACCAAAGCGGATGAGCTTGACCTTGTCACCGACCTTAGCCAGCACAGCGTGCGACTTCGAGCCGTGGCTCGGTGTCCTCTTGGGCTTGTTGTAGCCTGAGAACTTCTCTCCGCCGCGCTCGACCATTAGCCGACGTTAGTGTTGTCAGTGATCGCACCGCTGACCTTTTCGCGAAGGCCAATGTATGTGAAGCTAGCGGCTCCGACGATCTTGCTGATGCCACCAACATTAAAGAGCGTGGCAACAGCCAGCGCATTTCGGTTCATGGTGACATCAGTCCCATTGATCGTAAACACACCGTCGTCGGCAGTTGGAGCAGCCGTGACAAACAATGCGTCTAGCGGCGGGTCGAAGGTTGCGGTCCTTCCTGCGGTGTCTTGAACAACATTACTTCTGTAAGAACCAGCCATAGTTATTTCCTCTTTGCAGTCTTAGCGCTGCGCTTAAATGCCCTGGCGGTAGGGGCACCCTTGGCACCCGGCTTCCGCATCTTCTCACCCGAACCAGCAGCGATGCGCTTCCGCTTCGCGTGGATGTTGGCGTAGAGACCCTTCTTCTTAGCGGCCATAGCCCTTCTTCTTGCCCATCATGGGCTTCTTGGCTGCTTTCTTAGCAGCCTTCTTGGCGGGCATGGTCTTCTTAGACATGGTCTTCTTGCCGTATTTCTTCATGGTTAGACGCTCGCTACAAACACTTCGAGATCGACCGCAGCGGTGTTCGCTTGGGCCGTGATGTCGATTAGATCCGCAAGGGAAATGCTAAGTGCAGAGGCGCTCGCATCCATGGTAGCGGCAACGCCTCCAGACATGTCGCAAGAGACAACGTAAGAGTGCCCCTTGTCGAGCAACACAGCGAACTCATGGCTGCCTGCGCTGCGGAAGGTGAGCGTGGCGTGGTTGGTATCGTCCTTGTTGGTGATACGGATGTATCGAACATCACCCGCCGTAAACTGGCCTGCTAGGTAACCAGTCGTGAACAAGCTCGAAGAGTCAAACCCAAGCAGCCCAGACTCGGAAGAGTGCGTGACTGTCACGATCCTCTTCGAGATCTCGTTGACGTTGTCAACGGTGACCGTGTTGGTCGCTCCCTGGGCAGACCCGTTGAGGGTGATCGCCTCCGTGATCGTCACGGTCAAGGTGGCTGCTGAGATGGTGGATGCCATGCTGCTAGTCTGCCAGAAAAACGGTAGACCGCAAGTCAACATCTTACTGTCTAGCGTAACTGGTTCTTGAACTTGTTACATGTTTGGTGCAAGATACCTATCGGCAGAGTTGCCGACTGTGGTATAATGAAGGGGTCGCGCAGGGGCATGGTGCTCCTGGCGACTGTTCTCTAACAATAAGGAAAGCAACATGGTTACCATTCACGAATGGTATGAGAGGGCCAACTCTGTCTGGCCCAAAGATCTGCCCGAACTCACCATGCCCGAGGCGATGCGTGCAGCACGGAAGCTGTGGCGTTACGCAACGGGCAAGAGTTTCAGAGGCAAGGTCGAGCCAGTAGCCCGAAGGAACCAATACACTTGGGTCCGCTACGGCACGCTCTACGTCAACCACAACAAGATCGAGCATGTGCGTGGGCACGGCGAGATCGGAGGATGGCGGACGTTCGTCCACGATCTCGGGCACTGCATCGACTACCGAACAGGTACTCGACGCAAGGCTGGTAGGCCGCACAGCAAGCAGCACGCTAGGCTGGAAGCCCGACTAGCCAAGCAGGTCATCCGTCGAGGATGGCTGGACGGCAGGCTCAAAGACCCCGCCCGGACCTAGTCCGGGCATTATCATGCGAGGATGAGACACCTACACTCCCTCGCCTACCTCTTAGCCTTGGCTGCGTGCATCAAGCGTGTCGCGGTCGAGGCTCCTCTACTTCCAGTCCCGCAGTATGAACTGGACATGGTCGATACTGTCTACAGCAGCACCAGCTACGGAGACTTCAACACGCAGTTGACGTTCGACCAAGACAGTCGAGGGCTGATGGCCGTGCTCAGTCGGCTCGATGGACTGCTGGTTGAGTTTGATGTGAACGCAGAGTTCTTCCCATACAGCACCAACCTGCCGTCGTATCTAGTGCTCACGCCACGAACGTCGTGGACCTGGACTGCCTACGCACCACCGGAACCCAACAACTACCCCACGCTGCTACTAGACTGCTACCTCTACACGCAGGGCGGCACGGTCTGGCCCCCATCTGGGTTCGACAACTTCGCGCAGTCCAACCCAGTCTGGCCGCTGATGTTCTTCAGAGTCTGGTAAGGCTACTGACTCAGCCGTTGCAGGTCGCTCCGCCTTCCTGTGACGGCACCCCGCACAAAGTCGTAGGTGCTCTCGCTTTCGAGTTCGCCTGCGATCTCGTCGCCCAAGAGGTTGACCGAGTTCCAGACTCGGGTGGCGGGAACCCCCATCAAGTCGGCTAGCTGTGAAGCCAAAGAAACCGTAGCATCTACGGCATCCTTCTTCATCGGAGCCTTGGTGAGGTTCTCCAGAACGCGCTGCCACGGCGTCGCAGGGTAGCGGTTGTTCCAGAATCCATCGTCCGTCCAGACGGAGTCGATCATCCGAGTCGTCTCCGAAATCAGCGGAAGTCCACCCGTGATTTGCTCGGCTTGCGAGCGCCACCAAAGCTCAAACATGTCGTCGCCGTAGCCGTCGTCTTCGTCATCGAAGTCTTCGCCTCGCGCCACCTCCGTAGCAGCCAGCGCCAGCATGGCGGGCAACATCAGCAGATACATGTAGGAGGAAGCCAGCGCAGCAGCCTTGGCTTGGCCTTCCTTGTTCAGG